TCAGCTGCGTGAGGTTGCACGGATGCAGCGAAGCTCAGAAACCTCGTTTTTCAGTAGCAATAGCAGTACCCGTAGTAACCAGTAAACCCTGTTTTCCTTGCCATAGACACCATCCCTGTCTTCCCCCTCATGATGAGGGGGTTTTTTTTATCAGGTACTTAGAAAAAATCCCTTATAAATCAACCCTTCTTGCAACAGCCATAAGCAGTTACAAGAAGGATATAGCGTTACGGGTGTAGACAAGATGTAGACAACATTGTCACACCGCCAGCCCGCCGCCGAGAGGGTTTAACGTTACTGCGTGTTGCAGGTAATCGGGGGCAAGGTGAGCATAAACCATCGTCTGTTGTATGCTGGCGTGCCCCAGAATTTGCTGTAACGCAATAATGTTTCCCCCGTTCATCATGAACCAGCTTGCGAACGTATGCCGAAGCACATGCGTGGCCTGCCCGCGTGGTAAATCGGGCTTAACCTGTTTGAGCCGTTCGCAGAAGTTTTCATAATCAACTTTGAACAGTGGCCCGGTGTCGCTGGTCTTGATCTCTTTCTCCAGTTCTTTCGATATCGGAACCGTGCGTTTTTTCCCGTTTTTGGTCTTAAGGAACGTCACGCGCCCGTGATTTACCTGCTCGCCTCGCAGCGTGCTTCCTTCGCCCCAGCGTGCGCCGGTGCTAAGGCATAACAGTGCTACGCGTCGATCGTCGCCGGTCAGAGTATCCAGCAATTTGCTGATTTCTGATTTAGCGAGATAAGTCATAGCTGGCGGCGCTTCTTTCAGTGGTTCCAGCCCTTTGCAGGGGTTTTCCTTCCTGAACTCTTCCAGCTTTATCAACGTGCTGAACATCCCGGACAAACGGTAAATATCCCTGTTGATCGTTGCTGCGCTGATACCGTCTTCCAGCCGTTGGCTTCGGTGCTGTGCAATCATTCGCTTGTTCAGTCGGTTAACGGCTGGATTGCCCAGCGCCCTGATTGTTTTATTCAGGTGCCGCTTTTCAATCTCGCCATTTTCCTGAGTCTGTCCGTACAGCAGCCACCAGGTATCTAACAACTCGCTTAAGGTGCGGCGGTCAACGCTCGCGCCCAGCCATTCTTTTTTGTCGGCGTTGGCTAATACATAACGCTCAAAAAGAACCGCCTCTTGTTTCTTCTCAAATCGCCTGCGGATACGTTTTCCATTACGCCCACGCGGCCATACGTCTACTTCATATTGACCACCTTCGAGCTTCTTAATCGACATAAGAAAGCCCTCCGGCGTTTATTTCTCCATCTTGGTAGCAGATGGTGAAAATGTAGTGTTTATAGATAGTTAACCAGTTTGTTTCTCGGAGAGGTCTGATTCCGTTGATTCTGGCCCAATGTGTGCGAGAGCCGGTGCGATTTGACCAGCTTGCGGGGCGGTCTTATCAGTCATTAGCCAAAGCGTGTACTTTTCAAATAGTGGGTGCTGGGTGAGTTTCATCAGTGTTGTCCAGCCTGGTTCGTTATATCCCCCTTCCAGTTTTTTCAAGGTGCTAATTGGTATCTCCATGATTTTGCAAAATTGATTCTGGCTGAGTCCTTCAGCCGTTCGAATCGCCTTTATTTTTTCAGATACGATCATTGACATGGTTCCGACTTGTGATCTAGCATTCACTCAACTGGTTCACAACTCGGAACCAGTTGAACCAGACTCATAACCGCCAATTTAGGCAGTTATAAGCCGAAATAAGCGCTTAGCGCCAATGCGGAGATTAGCACAAATGGTCATGAAACATGAGGGAGAGGAAGAATCGGGCGGAGCCTTACATATGAGATTCCGCCAGATTAAGGGGAGTCAAAAACGTAGATTTCTGCGGGTTATTGCAGAACGTTTGTCACTGGTGTTCCTTCGAGTTGCTCGTCCAGAAATTTGTGTGTCCTCGCTAAGTTCAATGCAAGTGATTGTGTTACCCCTGCTGAAAACTGCAACCGCAGAGGAATATCACCAGCAGGGTGCGGAAGCACTACATCGAGTTGTAATTCGCCTGTCTTGGCGTCGAATTTAAGACCTTTAAGGTCAGTAATCGGTAGAGGAAAAACGCCCTTAAATTCGTCCATTTTTTTTGCCCTATTAGTGTGAGAGCTACAAGGGTAACACGCGCCGGGGCGTGATAAAAAATCCCGGCAACAATCAATTAGAGGTAATTCTATGACAGACAAAGAGTTAGAGGGGTTCATTGAAGTGCGTCACGCTGTTGACGCGGTTCCATACCCAAAATTTGCCGAATTGATCGGTAAGAAGCCCGCCACGGTTAAGAGCATGATTGAAGACGGTAAGTTGCCGATCATCCCGTGGAAGAACCCGGAAAGCCTGGGCGCCCGCGCTGAGAACTGGATCTATATTCCTGAGTTCAACCGCGCAATGCGTGACGCCTACTACAACCGTCCGAGAGAACAGCGCGACGCTTGGTTGTTGTGGATCGGTCTTTGAGGTTATCGCGATGAGCCAGAAAACAGCCAACCACGAAAACAGGGTGCGTGAATGCAACGACATTCTGGACACCCATTTAAAAGATATGCAAACGGGCTTCATGATTCGCACCAATAGCGGCGAGTTCATGATTAGGGATAAAAAGCTGATTAAGAAAATAACCAAAGATGTGGCCCGCCATGTTGATGGTGAATTACTTAAATTAGGAATGTGAGGGGGCTTTTGTGGCTGTGCAATTAATACAGTTAAGTCGTCACTCATATTTATATCGTGGCTTCACAATTCAAAAGTGCCCGCGTAATCCGTTTACGTTTAAGCACTCCTATCGTATTTCCAGCAATGGCGATTATTACGGGCGTGACTTTGCTTTAGCGGAAGCCATGCGCACGGTTGATCAGATGTATAAGCAAGGGGGCAGTAATGCACGATGAAGGCCCATCACTGGCAAGCCTGCTTAAGCAAGGGTGCCAGGTCACACACTTCAAGAACTCACGCGGCTGGCTGGAAACGCCGGACGGGCAATTCTTTAAACCTGAGCCTAGCAAGGTTCAATTTATTAAGGGAATGAGTAAGCCCTTTGTTTATACGAAGAAGATAAACAAAGGATTGCTTTTTAATCTTGTTAATTTGTTTAGAAATTTAATCGGCTAATAACGCCAGTTAAATCGTAATTAAAAACAGTCTTCACTGTCGTCACTTAATTAAGTGATGGCGCTTTCACTCATCCTAAAAAGGATAAATAGCATGTTTAATAAACTGTTTGGAAAAAAAGTAGCCGCGGCAAAAGTTGAACTTAAGAAAGTGGAAAATCGCGATCTTATGGAAGCTATTGTCGGCGGTTGTCTTTTGGTATCTGCCGCCGATGGCGAGATCGAAAAAGAAGAAACCAGCAAGCTGGATCAGCTTATCCGCTCTAACCCGCGCCTTGCGCATTTCGGCAATGAAATTACATCCACCATCAACCGCTATACGGAACAGCTTGAAGCTGGCTTCCGCGTTGGCCGCATGAACATTTTGCGCGAAATCGACGACATCAAAAACGATCCGAAAGAAGCCGAAGAAGTCTTCGTCAACATGCTGACTATCGCCGAAGCGGACGGCCAGATCGAACCAGAAGAACAGAAGGTGCTGGAAGAGGTCGGGCGCCGTCTGGGGCTGCGTGTTGAGGATTATCTCTGATGCTGCGCGTGCTGGATTCACTACGTCCGGCGCTGGCCCTGCTGTTGGCCTTCATGGTCGTAGCAGTGGATTTCACCAGCTACCTGCTTTCGGTGATTGGCGACGCCTTCTTCGTTGGCGCTCTTCTTCTCCTTGTCTGGCCTGCCCTCAAGTCAGCTAACCAATCAGCGGATCACCAGTAACAGATTGCCGGGGAAACCCGGCAATTTCTGAGGCTTCGAATCATGACTAAACGCGATCAATATAACTTCATCCTGCACGTTCTCTTACCTGCTGTTGAGCGTGAAGGGCTGACGATTAAAACCCGCCGCGATGGTGAGTTAACCCTTTCTTCTGACGATCCCTCTGTTTCCTGCTTTATCGACGACATGCGCCAGCGCCTTACCACGGCGTTGCAGCGTCCGGCTGTTCCATCTTCCCCTTACGGAGTCCTGTAAAATGATCCGCCCGTTCATCAAATGGGCAGGGGGTAAAACCCGTGTCCTTCCTGACCTGCTGCCACACCTTCCTACAGCCGACTGCCTGATCGAACCGTTCGTAGGCGGCGCGTCGGTATTTCTGGCGACTGAATACCGCCGCTATGTGCTGGCTGATATCAACCCAGATCTTATTAACCTGTATCGGGAAGTCACCCGTTACCCGGACTTAGTGATCGATGCGGCCCGCGAACTGTTCAACAGTAAGAACAGCCCGCAGGGATACAACGAAGTCCGCGCCGCGTTCAATAAGCAGGTGGGTACGGTAAAAAGCGGTGGGTTGCGTTATGGCGCTGAAATGGCGTGCATTATGCGCGCTGCTCAATTCCTGTATCTGAATCGCCACGGTTATAACGGCTTATGCCGATACAGCCGGAAGACCGGCTTTAACGTGCCGTTTGGCAAGTATAAGAGCGTCTACTTTCCAGAAAATGAAATCCGCCTGTTTGCCGAAAAGGCCAACGATACAAAGGCAATATTTCTTTGCGCGCCGTTCCAGCGTTCTCTACAGGTCGTCACGGGTGGCGATGTTCTCGTTTACTGCGATCCGCCTTACCTGCCTGAAAGCAAAAAAGCCGATTTTACCCAATACCACACCGAACCATTCACGGAAGACAACCACCGCCAGTTAGTCCAGGCACTGCTGGAAGTTAACCGTAAGCATGGCGTGAAGGTCGTCATTTCCAACAGCGACACCGAAGCCACCCGCGCGATTTATCAGCCCTTCAAGATGCACGAAATCAGCGTGCAACGTTCCGTCAGCACTGACAAAGACAACCGACAGAAGGCCAAAGAAGTGATCGGCGTGCTGCCTGTCTGCGACTGCTGCGGGCGTTACGGCGGGGGTTGCCCTGATTGTGGCGCCGTGATGGGTGATGCGACTTACAACGCGATGGTTGCGGCGGGCACGTTTGACGATCTGGAGGCTTTTTAATGGCAAAAATCTATATCGCTGGCCCGATGAGCGGTTTGCCTGGATTCAATCGGCAGGCATTTAACCGTGCAGCCGGGCACGTAGTGCGACGCGGAAACGTTGCCCTTAATCCGGCGATTTTGCCGGATGGATTAGAGCAGGCGGAATACATGGATATTTGCTTCGCCATGTTGCGTTGTGCTGACGAGATCTTCTTGCTGGATGGCTGGCAGCAGTCTGCCGGGGCAAGAGCAGAATACGCGTTAGCTCAAAAGCTGGGGTTGAAGATCCAGCACCAGACGATCGATCGGTTCACGGGGGCGTAATGACCGCCGTAACCCGTGGCCGTCGCGCGCCCTCTCCACCTCCACCGTATCCGGGTAGCGCTGACAATGCTATCCCTTACGCTTATGGCGGGAACAAACCATACCAGCCGATTGGCGTTGATGTAGCGCCGGGGCTGGATGGTTTCGACTATCTCACGCCGGACGGCACGCGTAAGCATATTGCGTTCAGTGAACTGGTAGCGGAAGACGAAAAGCCGGAACGCAGTAAGCTGCTGCGTCGCCGTCTGGCTTCTCTTCCGCAGTATATCCGCCGTCACTTTGCCGCGAAGCTGGATGCGCTGGACGCGAAAGACCGTAAAGCGGCAGATCTCTGGCTGGTTAATACCTTTGAGCGCCACGTATTAACGCGTATTGATAGCGTCAACAGTGTTTACCAGCCTGACACTGTGATGCCCGGCATTCTGCTACCAATCCGCGATCAGCTTTTCCGTATGCTTTGGGCAGGGAAAAAAGAGTTAAAAAGACTGGCTTATACGCTTGCCGATATCTTTACGAGCGAGTTTATACGCGAGTCCGATCACCAGTTGGCGCGCACCGGCGATCCTGAGTTCGCGGCGCTTTCTGGCTATGGCCGTATTGCGTCGCTGGCGGTGCATCTGAAAACGCCGATCCCAGGTTGGACAGCATATTGCAATGAAGAACTTGAAGCGGAGGACGCGTTACGCGCGGTTCTCCGTCTTGAGTCACCGCAGTGGTGGTTAAACCGCCTGCGCCGTATCCATGCCCGGTGGCGTGAGCATTTGATGATCGCAGCGGGATACGTCCAGAAAAAATCTTCCCCATACAGTAGCGCCCCGTGCCTTACGGAATGGATGGCCCAGAAAAAGGCTAACCGTGAATACCTCAAGGCTATGGAACTGGAAGACCAGGACACGGGCGAGCGCATTTCACTGATCGATAAAGTCGCCGGCAGTGTTGCCAATCCGGCCAACCGTCGCCGCGAACTCATGACGAGAATGCGCGGCTTTGAAGATCTGGCGAAGCTGGAAGGGTTGGCCGGTGATTTCTACACGCTGACAGCACCTTCCCGTTACCACTCCATGCAGCATAACGGGCGCCGCAATAATAAATACTGTGGCGCGTCGCCGCGCGAGACGCAGCAATATCTTTGCAAAGTCTGGGCGAGAACCCGCGCAGCTTGGAAGAGAAAAGGGATCCGCGTCTTTGGTTTCCGCGTGGTCGAACCGCACCACGATGCAACACCCCACTGGCATTTACTTCTTTTTATGCGCCCGGAATGCGTCGAGCAGGCGCGCGAAATCTTCCGTAAATATGCCCTGAAAGAAGACGGCAACGAACCGGGAGCGCAGGAAAACCGCTTTCAGGTTGTGCCGATCGACGATGCCCACGGCAGCGCAACCGGCTACATAGCGAAATACATTTCGAAGAATATCGACGGCTTCGCGCTGGATGGTGAGAAGGACGACGAAACCGGGGAAGACCTGAAAGAAATGTCACTCCGCGTTAGTGCGTGGGCATCGCGCTGGGCTATTCGCCAGTTTCAGCAGATCGGCGGTGCGCCGGTCACGGTATATCGGGAACTTCGCCGCCTGGGCGATCGCGAACTGGTGTTACACCCTGAACTGGAAACCGCCCGGCAGGCCGCTAACGGTGGCGAATGGGATAACTACGTATTAGCCCAGGGTGGCCCGTTGGTTGAGCGCGATAAGCTGCGCATCCGTCTGAACTATGAAACCACTGAAAACGGCAACGCCTACGGTGATAACGTCCAGCGAATCACTGGTATTTACTGCCCGATTACGGGCAATGACTCTTTGATCTTCACCCGCACAACTCAATACAAAATCGTGCCGAAGCGCCAGAGCGCTGACGGTGTGGCCGTTGACGTTGGTTTTTCAGGCGGCAGCGCCGCCCCTCGGAGTTCTGTCAATAACTGTACGCGGGATACCGCGACAGGTGCTGACGGTCTTGAACATGCCGATCACGAAGTGGGCGAGACGGTGAATTTTGATGCTCTTTCACGGCAAGAAAAGCGGGAACTGGCGCAGCGATTAAGTGACGATGTACGCGCCAAGCGGAAAACGCGGCCACAGGAACGGGAAGAGGGAGCAGGGCTATCAGTCAAAGAGCAGCAGATCAGTGAACTGCTGGCGCTACGTGGGATTGATGCCGGCGCCGGAATGGTCAGATCGATGATGGCCGGTGCGTCAGTGGCGTGCGGAGATCTTGTTATGACCGTGCAGGATGGGCGGCTGGTATCGCGCAACCGTGCAGCGTCCGGGCTGGATAAGCTGCCGTCGCAGGTCATGGCAGCGAAGCAACAGACAAACAGCCTTATTAACCGAATGAAAAAAGCCTTTAGCGGTGCGTCATGATTCGCCGGGGCTTCGCTTATTCATTTTCAGACGAAACAGGAGCGACAGCATGAGCAAAATTACCAGAGAACGCGCAGCACAAATTGCAGCAGGCGGCGGATATAACTTTGATGAGGTGGAGGAGCTGGCGCGTATCGCGCTGGCATCGCTCGAAGCGGAGCCAGATTATTATGTGGTCGTTACGAGTATTGGTGTTTGGCAGTCGTTCTGTAAAACAAGGGCAGAGGCAGAATTCATCGTTTCGAAGCCGTTCAACCCAGGCTATTCGATACGTGAGATATATACTACCCCGCCAGCGCCGGTATCTGTGGCTGATGAGTCGGCGGTTGAGTTGTTGGTAACTGACCTGATGGAGAGGATCGACAAGATAACTGGCGAGCGTCACAGCGTAGACACACTAAGTTCTTTGCGGATTAGCATTGTGAAAGCCTGCCGCTCCGCCATGCTCCAGGGTGCAGATGGTGCCCTCACTAATGAGGATACCAAACGGGTGGGCGAGTTGGTCATGTGGGTTAAGCGTTTAGCACACTCACTCAGAAAATCAAACCCTGATAGCAAGTTACAAAGCGATGCAATGGACTACTTGAGCCGGAAGGGATTAATTGGCGTGGAGGATATACTGCGATGATGCCAGATAAAGACCTGAGTGATGATGTACTGGACGAGATTATTGCCGGCGCTAAAACATCAATGGAGCAGTATCTTGCTCTATCGCTTAAGGCTGAGCGTGCTGCCAAACAAAAGGCCGATGGCAACTCTCCGGTGATTCCGGATGGTTGGGTGATGGTGCCGGTTGAGCCTACGCCAGATATGCGTGAGGCATACCATCAGGCGCAGGCGGAGTATGAAGATGCCGATGGATTATGGAGCCCAGACCACCAATGGCAGGCAATGCTCGCAGCAGCACCGAAGCAGGAGGCGTAATGATACATTTCCATGGTGGCGCTTAACGAGGTTTACGCAGGGCAGTAAAAAAGCCGCCTGGCTGGCGGCTTCTTCAATAGCGATAGTTACTTATTCTTCTTAAGCGGTTTGGCTTTCCACCGCTTAACCAACCATTCAAACTCTTGATAGGTTGTCTCTGATTTGATGTGTTCCCTGATGGCTTTGATCAGCGGTTCGGCAATATCGTAGGTTTCTATCACGGTGGTATATGAAGTCCGCTTGATCATCTGCTCGTTATAAATACCTTCGCGGATACTTACGGCAACCCTTTCGTAAAAGTTCAGGATGTACTGAAACTTGCGGCGTTCGGCCATTTCGTCTTCGGTGATCTTGTTGCCGTCGCACGGGAAGACGTAGGCACGGAAGGATTTTCCTGAACGATGTACCTGCTTAAGGACATGTAGCGATTCTATGTACTGCGTATCCTGGCGACTTTCGAAGAGAAAGTTAGCCGTTTGCGTTTTCTTTGCTGTACGGACGTTGTAGACAATCGTTCCGATGGCAACGATAACGCCAAGAAGCACGATGGCATTACTGATGATTTGTAGTGTTGTGGCATCTAATGTCATGATTTTCATCCATAAAAAAGGCGGGGTAAATTTCCCCGCCTCGTAGAGGTTAGATTCAGCTTAGAAGCCGTCGAACTCATCAAATAATTTTCTCATATAACCCCCTTTGAAAGCATTTTTCAGTTCACTGATTGATGAAGGTTCACACAATAGTGAAGTATTGGTAGAAAATTACCCTAAAGGTAATCGGTAGTCAAATAGATGGGGTCTGAATCGTTGAGCAAAAGTGCGCAATGATGCACAATTTTTTTGAGTAGGGTTGTGCCATGTAAGAGCAGATGGGGCGGGCCTTCCGCTGGTCTGCACATTTGCACAAAAAAACGGGGGTTTTGTGTGCGGGCGAGGCGGGGG